TTCCAGCAGTATTGGTAATCAAAGGCTCAAAATCTAATTCGTTTTCTTGATCGGAAAAAGCAATCAACATCGGATCAATAGATCCAGTTCTTGCTCCAGCATCTATTGGATCAGCTCCCAATACAATCAAATGTCTATCTTTTTCTGAAGTAATAACTTGCAGTCCTTTGGTTGGAACTAAATTAGCTCCAGATCTTTGCGATAATTCAACGGCTCTAGTATTAACGCCGTTATTTTCAATCCATTCGTAAATACCGCCAGCACGTGGATTAATAATTAAGTTTTCGCCAAAGTGATCATGTGTCCAAATACGAAGCTGATTAACAGGATCTAACGCCCCAGCTGATCCAAAGGTTCCCGCACCCCAACCGTTAATACCCCAACCAGTTCCAGGAACATATACATCTAGACCAACATTTATTTGGTAAGCTCCAACAACAGAAGATCCTCCATTACCTGTATCAGATCCATCTGCTAATACTGTATTGCCGCTAGTATCTTTTGCTTCAATAGTATATGTGTCAGCGTTAACGATTGTTGCTATTTGATATTCTTGATTTAAAACGTCGGCAGTAATATTACCGCCCAAAGATACTGCTCCTGAGAATGTAACAAAATCATTTGCTACCGCTCCATTTGCAGTATCGGTTACAGTAATGGTTGCATCTCCATTTACGGCTGCGAAAGTTACATCTCCTGCTGCAGTGGTTGATCTAATCGGAGTAACATCATTTATATTAGAACCTTCTTCAATATAATATTTGTAAGTTGTTCCAAGACCTAAGAATCTAGTACCGCTTAAAGCTACCCAACCGTGCATCGCTCTGCATGTGCCAAGAAAAGTATTGTCAGTAAGCTTAGACCATCCCCCAAATTTTTCAGGTCTGCCTTTTCTAAAACGTACTAAATTGCAATCAAACCAACCGCCGGAACCGTCGTAGTCAGTTCCTTCTCTGTTTATGCCTGGTCTAAATACTGCTTTCTGTAATGCCATCTAATGGTTCCAATTCTGGTATTTTATTAAATATTAATAAAGTTTTAATTAAAGACTCTTTTGAGTCAATATTTTTTAAATTTTCTATAGTTTTGGCGACAGAATTTTCAACTTCGCTGAAAGGCAAAAAGAAAACCTTATCGATTGGCAAGGCAACTAAGCAGAAAATATCTACTTGCCCGCTACCATATCTTAGCATTTTATTCTTTCTTTTGTTATCTGCGTTAGAACGAAAGTCCCAACGATAATAATTTTTACTATCTTTGGTATAAATGCTATTAGTTGTTTTTACTTGTATGCGATAAAACTGTCCTTGATGATCTAGAATAAGATCGGATTTATGGCCTTCAGGAGCTAATATGACAGAGTCGCAATATCGCAACAAAAATGATGCTGCTAGATATTCACCCGCAAGAGCAACTCTTGCTGAAGGATGCGCCATCTAAGCTCCTAATTTCTTTCTTCTCTCAATTTCGTTTTTGATTTTTTGTTTTACTTTTGGGCCCATATTAGGCATTTCAAGCAATTCTTTTAGTTCTTTAATATCAGCCATTTTCATATAAGAATGTTCTTGCTTCATTTTTCCAGTAGCCTTATCTCTTATAGAATGGCTTTTTCTTAGCTTGATAGGCATGTTAAATATGGCGCCAATCTTTACCTTCAAATAATAAGGCTTCAGCTTCTCGTCTTCTAACCAATCCAGCTAAAACTTTGCCGCCAGCTTTGTTCCATTTTTTAATTTGTTCTGGAACTTTATCGTATTCTTTATTATTTAATTTTTTTAAAAGAGTAGAAGATTTTAAATTAGATGGTCCTAAGTTATATACCCAAGAACAAAGAGCGTCGAATTGTTGTTGATTTAGATCTACGTGTACGTAATCGTTAATATATTGCTCGTATTCTTCTTCAAGTTCTCTTTGCAACATATAGTCAGCTTTATCTTGCGTCCACTTATCGCCCTCTTGAACACCTTTAATATGTCCGTATCCAATTGTAAGAACGCCAACTGCGTCAAAATATGCTTCAAGTTCGCAGCCCTCAAAATGTTTAATAAGTTCTAATCCTTCATCTGATATATGCATTTTAGTCATCCTTGCTAGGCGTGTTAGAAGCGCCAAAATAAAACGAAATAACCGCACTTGCTAGTCCTCCCAAATACCCAAGAACTAAGTTAATAAGTGCTTCAGAGTTTTGCTCAAGCGGTTGAATGGTTACTAAGAATATGTAGCCAAGAAATCCTCCAACGGTTGCAATACCCATAATTCTTGCAGTCCAATCTTTGCTAAATTTTCCTCTAGCATCTTGTTTGTCTTGAACTTCTAATTTGAATATATCTATATCTAGTTCTTTCATTTGAACTTCAAAAGCCTGTTCTGCTTTTTTTAGTTCCATCATTTGTTCGGGAGTTGCTTGTTGAATGGCTTGATCGATTGCTTTAGGGGTGTTGTCGCATTTTAAAACATCACATATAACTTTACTTGCCATTCCTCCAAGCGGTCCGCCTAAAGCAGATCCAAGCGTTGGAGCTACGCTACCAACTACATTTTTTAATATTCCTTTTAACATATTATTTCCAAGTATATATCTTCAAAGGCTTGCTTTTGCCTTTGACCATTATAGGTTCTAATTCTAGCAAATGGTAGCCACACATCAACTCAGTACTTTCACCTATTAATATATTAACTCCACGTTCTTTAGTAGCCGATTCTAATCTTGCTGCTGTATTAACCGCATCTCCTATTGCGGTATAGTCAAATCTATTTTCGCTACCCATATTACCAACAATAGCCTCACCCGTATTAATACCAATACCTATAGCTATTCCTGGCAGATTTTCTGATTGCAGCTCTTGATTAAGTATTTCTATATTCTTCATTATCTCTACGCCACATTCTACTGCTCTCTTAGCGTGATTACGCATATCTAAAGGTGCGTTAAATATAGCCATCATCGCATCTCCAATATATTTGTCTACCATACCCTCGTACTTTTGAACTGCCTTTTGTTGGGCTGTTAAAACTTTGTTCATAATGTAAGTAACTTCTTCAGGCGTAACACTTTCAGATAAAGCGGTAAAACCTCTTAAGTCAGTAAAGATAAAAGTACAGTTTCTTTTTTCGCCACCTAGTTTTAATAGATCAGGATTCTTTTGTAATTGTTTGACTTGTCTTGGGTCAAGATAGTGTTCAAATTGTTTTTTAATTTGTTGTCTAAGTTTGAATTGTTCTTTGAATCTTAAATAGAAAGCTAACGTGCCTACAATAAAACTAGATATAAACGCCCAAGTTATATCTATCAATAAACCATTCTTGATAAAAGTTGAGCCAACAACTATTTGTATAGCTAAAACAAATAAAAAACTTATTGCACTTAACGCAATACCAAAGTAACTAAGACAAATCCAAACCAATACTACAGATATAAAAAATATGAATATTTCAACTGCTAGACTATAATCAGGAATATATGGTGAATCTTCTATCAAAATGGATTCGGCAAGTGCTGCTTGGATTTTGTGTGGTTCTAATAAGCCTGCTGGCGTTGCCACTTGCGGCATTACACCTTGCGCTGTTACCCCTACAAAAACGAATTTATTTTCAACATCCATTTCGGCAAGAGTAGTTTCAGGCGTATCAACCCAACTAATCCACTTGCGGCCTAAACTATCTGTCTTAACTGGAGGTATACCTTTGACAGTTATTTCTTGAATACCATTTTCATTGGTTTTAATAATATAAGTATCAGAGCCTGCTAGGATTTTTAATACTTGCGTACCGTAAGCAGGTATCCAACCATCCGGGCTTTTCATCAATAACGGTATACGTCTTACCAAGTTATCCACATCTACGGGAGCAACGGCTACACCTTCTGGAGCCGCTATGACGTTTTGCCTAACGCCTCTAGCTGGATAACCTGCAACATCTGGACCAAGTATGACAGTTCCTGTTGTTTTAGGATAAAACTTGGTATCGTTTTCAAACATCGCCAATACCGTAGGTACGGTCATATTAATGGCTTCTGCAAATTCTTGATCGCCTCCAAATCTATCTTGTTCGGTAAAAGCTATTACCCAACCAACCCCAATAGCACCTTTGCCATACAGTTGTTTTTGGATTTCTGCAAGTCTTTGTCTTGGAAATGGGTAGCCGCCTTCTTTGACTACGTCAGCTTCAGTAATATTTAAAATAGTAAAATAGCCAGATGGATCTTTTTTCGGAATAAAAGCGTCAAAAGTTTTGAGCTTGAGTGTGTCATACCAGCTTGGCTGATAAATGTAAGGCAACCCAAGTATGACACTTGTTATTAACAGTATAACAGCTTTTTTCAAGATTCCTGTTTTATTGTTATGGTTGATGTGCCACCTCCATTTACTTTAATCGTATTAGTAACGCCATCTTGTATAAAGATAATAGTATAGCCATTTGAGCCATCTATATCTATTCTTGCTTTCTGTTGCACTTCTCTACGAAAAGATATGACTTCACCTTGCAGTATCGTAGTAATCTGAGTTTCTAAATCTTGGCCTATAGACGTGCCTTGTATGGATGAACCTATCTGACTTTTAAGCTCTTCTTCTTTGAGCATATCCAACTCTTCTACAATAGCCAATAAATCTTCAAAGAAGTTTACATCTAGAAAGTTAATATCTAATTCAGTAAATTCTAAGTTGTCTTCAGCCAAAGCGTCTTGATCTAGTTCTTCAAACTCTAAATAATCTATATCTAAAATATTTTTATTATTACTACTGCTTTGTTCTTCTAAAGATATATTTTCTTTAGGTGGATTAACAATTAGCATGTTATCAATAATATCTAGCGTTAAATCCAAAATAACTGGAGAACTTGGTCTTGCTTCAAAGACTTCAGTTGTTGTTGCTTGATACGGTTGGTTAAGAGTAACGGTACCCATACTGGTAGTTACTAATATTTCTCCACTTGAAAGTCCGTTAACATCTGGTAAGAGAATAATTAACGATCTACCTAACTCATCTACCGTACAAGTAAAGTCGGTTCCTCTAATAGCAATATTAGCCGTAGGTGTAGTTATAGAAATGTTTTCTTTATCTATCCTACCTAAAGCTCCAGTAACAAACCTAGCCGTACCAGAGGCAAAGTTGAGAGCTAACTTAGATTTACTTGGATTAGGATCAAAGACGTATTCGTCTATTGTAAGTTTTGAATGTTCGGTAAGTCTGACAACGGAATCATCTAAAAACGTAATACCAACTCTACCTACGTTGGTTTGAACGTTATCGTTTTGTTGGATGCCAAAGTCTAGCTCTGCTATATAAGGCTCGTCTCTAAATATTTGAACCTGGCCGTTAAGCTCGGTAACGTCTCCTATCTCAGCAGCTAGTTGCTGTCCCTTGATCGTTTTGGATGACGCAAATATTAGAATTAGAAGCAGTACTTTCAATTTTAACCCAGTCTCTAGCCAACGTAGAAGCTTGGGTAACGTTGATGGTATTGGTACTGCCATCTAAGTCTAAATAAAAATATCCAGAGTCAGCTGAGGTTGTCCCTGCATACCCGCTACCGCTAAAAGTAATATCGTTAGAGCTACCATTAACATCCATATAATTCGTAGCGTTTTCATAATCTATATCAAAATCAAATGTATTGCTGCTGCCTGTAATTAACCAATCTAAATTCAAATAAGATGCGTCATCATTTTCAGCGATCTTTAAATCAAAAGTATTGCTTGAACCGGTTACATCAATATTTAAATCTACGTAATCTGCTCCAATCAATCCTGTACTATTCATCAGTATATCAAAAGTGTTGCTATCACCTGCAAATTCAAAGAAACCTGTAAAGTTATCGCCATCTATAGCGTCTGATCTAAATAAGTTACTAGAACCTATTTGGTTAATATCTAGCGTCATACTTACGCCATCTAAATCTAAGGCCGTCATATTGCCAGAAGTTGCAGAAGTTCCCCCTATAAGGTTAGAGCTGCCAAGCTGCTCTATATCAATATTGGTACTGTTACCAACTTGATTGACATATACTTCGTTATCAGCAAATAAAAATGCTGGAAGTAATATCAGTAAAAATTTTTTCATTCAATAAAGCTCCAAAAGTTTTTCTTAATTCCTAATTTAATTGTTTCTAGTACGGCAGTTTCAATAGCGTTTTGTAGGGCTATATTGACTGATTCATTTTCGACCATTCCATTTTCGATCTCGATTAGCTCGGTACCGCTTGAAATAAATCTGAAGGCATCTTGACTTAGGGAAACGCTCAAGATGGATTTGGTTGTTAAGACTTCGGTTAATACTTTGCCAGTACTAACAGATACCAATCTCAAAGAAACCGTAACAGTATCTTGGCGGTATTCTTTGGACGATCCGATCCCTAAATATCTTGCGCCAAGTCCCCCTGACTTAGCGTTACTTTCATATCCTATCACACCCCCTTCTATAATCAATCCTGCAAACGTTAAAGGAAGCAATTTAGTTTCTTCGTCAAAAGATTCTCTGGTAGAGCGTATAAGCTGTCTCTCTTTCGTTACGTTATCTAAGCCTACTCTTTCTACCACCTCAAAGAAATCGCCGCCTCCAGCGTGTTTTAAAGCCCTAATAAGATAGGCGTAAGGTGCTTGGGTGATAGCGGTTGAGAATGTAGCAAACTGACTATTGGATCTACGCTGGCCTGTTTGATCGGTAAAGCTAGTTGGATAAACTGCGACACTTGGCTTTACTTTGGGAGTGCTTATATTGGCTAGCTCCTGGTTAATAAGAGAGCCAACTTCGGCTTTGATTGTTTTTGTTACTGGCGGTATTTTATTGGAGAGAACAGAGCAACTAGAAAGTAAAACTACCGATAGGCAAAGTAATAATTGTTTCATTTCCGTCTGCATCTGTTACTGTTAAGGTTATATATTCACCATCTGATATGTATTGTATCGTATTACCTTCTAGCTCTATGGTTCCTGATTCGCTTTTAGTTTCGCCAAATAAATTCTCAACCAACTGTCTTGAAAGTTGAGCGTATATTCTACTTTCTAAATTCTTGATAAACCTAGCCAAAGTAGTATTTTCAGCCTCTCGTTTGAGTTCATCTTGGTAAGCTTTGATTTCTTCTTTAATAGCCTCTTTGCGATTGAACTCTTGATTTTCTATCGTTAGATAGTGAGCAGAAGTACCAATACCTGAAAAGCTAGGGCTTTTAAATTGATGCACCATTTCATCTGCCGAAACAGATAAGCATATCAATAATAAACTAATCTTTCCTTTGATCATCTCTGTCTGCTTTGGCTATTTTGTTGGTATTAATTAATTGCGGAACGCCAAGAATAGTTTTAATTAAAGTATCTTGACGAATGATCTCGTTATCAAGACTGCGAACTCTGTCTATTAGAGCTACAAGAATACCGTGTTGAGAGTCAAGTTTGGTACCAAGGCGTTGTTCCATCGCTGATATTTGATCAGCAACTTTTTCATCTAGGACATCTACCTTGGTTTCCATACCGTCAATAATACGGTTAATAAGTTTCCAAATAAAAAGTCCTAATCCTAACGCTGCTGCGATAGGAAAGCCAACTTCGTTGATAAGTTGGACAAAGCTGTCCATTTAGAAAAAGAATTTATCGATACCTAAAGAAGCAGCGAATGCGATATATAAACCGAAGATCATGCGTTCTAGCTTGTCAAACTTTTTATTACCCTCATCCAAACGCTTTTCAATATTAGCGTATCTAACCGCACATTCTTTTTCATGCGATTGGATTTTGATGAGTGCTTCTTTTACGGTTGCCATATTATTTCTTGATAAGAGACTTTAATTTAGATTTGGCTTGAACAATCCATTCAGGCTTCCATCTTTCAATAAGAAAGAATCCTGCAAGTATTCCAAATATTAGAATTAACCATTCCATCTTAATTTACCTCAACCTTTGCTTCCTCTTCTTCAGATTCGGCTACGGTTTTTTTGTACGACTCTAATAAAGCGTTTCTAAATACGCTTAAAGAAGCGTTGACCTGATCTAACTCAAAGTTAATTCTAGCCTGCTTATTCTGCAAGTCGTTAATTTGTTGCGTAAAGTATAGTTGCTCGTTAGTAAGCTCAGATACTTTAACTTCCTTGTCATCAATTAAGACGACATTCTCTTCTGCTTTAGACATATCTCCTCCTAGCTATTTGCAGCAATGTAAGCGTTCCCTGTAGAAATAGCAGAGTTATAGCTAGACTTATCTGAGCTATCAGCAACGACTTCTTCATAAGCTAAAATGATTTCAAGATGGTCAACATTACGCTGAACCATATCGTTGATTTCATTTTGCTCTAAGCCTTCTACATTCCAAGAGCCAGC